TCAAATTGACGTGGTTCGCCCCATTTACGTTGTTCTACATTTTCATCTTCATCAGCACCAACAGGAACAGATGCATCACACATATTTGGCAACATCAACGCAGCATTGCGCAAAGATTCTTCTACTTCACGAATGCGACCATCTAATTCAGAAATTTCATCGCCAACGCGTTTCATTTCTGCAATTTTATCATCTGCATTTTCTTTATTGCGTTTTAATTGGCTGATTTCTTCTGTTACAGAATTACGTAATGCCTTTAATTCTTCAACCTTTTGAATCAATTGTTTTCGTTCATCATACGCAGCAACAAAGGTATCAAGATCACCCTTTGTATGACGATTATCCAAATTTTGTTTTACTAATTCGAGATTTTCTCGGACAAATTTCAAATCTAACATAGTATCAGCCTCTTCTATTATGTCGTACAATTTAGTATTTTAATACATTTAATTCTACCATATAAGATGTTAAATTTACATATTTTTATAAAATTCAGTAGTCATTAGGTATTTTAACTCTAAGTGGTTTATTGAATTTGCAGATTTTTGTGTATTTCAAAATTAATATTTGCCGAATATTTGACGAAATAAAAAAAGAGGGTAGCAATTAAGCTACCCTCTAATACGTTTAGTCTAATTCAATTAATCGGTGTAGTTCGCCATTCACAAACCACATTTCACATGTTACGTTATCGCCATCTTTTAGAGTGGCCATATATAACCCCTCTTTGTTTGGTTGAATATCTTCTGCGAATTGATGTGTTTTTCCGTTAAATGTAAATACTTGTGCCATTGTGTTATTCCTTTCAGTTATAAAGTAATACTTTCCAACTGTCAATTAACAGTTGATTGTTGCAATCCGTGCAACTCGGAGATAGTTTAGATCACCATTCCTTTACTGTGTAAAGTGCGCTACCGCCCTCTAAATGTTGTCCGTTGAAATGTGTTAACACTTCAAACTTACCTGCTTGATAGCCTATAGTTTCATAGGCTTTATTATCTATCAAAGTTACACCAACTTTTATCTTATGTCCTTTGTTTAGATTGATTTTATAAACATCGACTTTTTGTTCATCTGTGTTAGCAACTACTGCAGTTCTATCAGATTTTTCTGTTGCTGCTTTAGGTACATTAGGATTGCTATGTGCAATATCCTGTTTCACATGTGTTGCTGCAACTTCAACTGTTGGTGCTTGTGTGTAATATGTCGCTATCGGTTGAGTTCTTGCCTTTTCGGAAATGACTTCCTGTGCTTCCTGTTCGGTAACATGAATTGCTTTTGACAACTCTTGAGGTGATTTCGCCTGTTCTTGTGTGAGTACAACAGGCTTTTCTAATTCTTTTTGTTTGTAATGATATATCAGCACACCTACAATAGCGATAAAAACGCATAGGGCAATCGCTATGGCTATTTTGTAGTGTTCCTTGATAGTTTGTACCAACTTACTAATTAACATGGCTTACACCTCGTTTAATTAAATTTAGTCTAAATCGTTCCATCGTGCATCATAACCACGTACATCTACATGCACAAAATCTTGATAGTAATATCTGCCAATGCCAATTCCTTCGCCTAATACTTCGCTTGCACATTCTTCTGCTAAATTAGCTAGATAATCTACATCGATTCCATCATATGTAATATCTGCTGCCGTACCCAGAACGTGTTGAGAGTTAGATACACCACCTACTTCTGCGTTATGGGTAGGGCAACGATAACCACTCAAAATATATACAGGAACACCCAAGCGTTCACGAATTGCATCTAGCAAATCCACCAATCGTTTATCAATCACATGGTCTAGGCAAGGTGTGCCATCATCATGAAATCCGTGATTGCCACATTTACACGCAAATTCACTTTCATCAAAATATTTACCAACTTTCATATTCATATCTCCTTTACTAAAAGAGGGTGCTAATATTAGCACCCAGTATCTTCCCTTTTTCCTTCTTGTTCTTTCATATATTGGGAACGCTTAACACTACCATTAGCACCAATATAACCGCTTAACGCACCAACTATTACACTTGCCAAATCCTTTTGTTCAAGATAAATAGTCATGATTAGTGCAGCGGATAATGCTATCAATGTTACGGTGTCCTCATAGTTAATCTTCATTTAATCGCTTCCTTTACCGATTTAACGAAATCAATCACTTGTTTAAATAGTCCTATCGCACGTTTGAACCACCTCGTTTCTACCAATTCGAGTTCTATCATATTTTCTACACACGATGCCAATTCGATAAATATAGGTATCAAATACAACAATGTGCATAGGAATACATCAACACGGCCCAATACAGGTACTACTACATCAGGCAATGTTAATAGAATGAATGCCAATAAAAAAAGCCACGGATAGGATTTGACTAATTTCTTAGTCATATCCGCTCGTAGCTTACCACTCACTAAAAATCGTTTATGTTTTCCGTCAATTTCTACTACCGCCCAACCTCTCCATAGGATAGCTAGTATAGTATTTTTGATTGTAACTTCTCTCTTTGTTGCTATATTGTAATTTCTAGCTTCAACCAACACTCGTAATATTGTATCTATAAACACAAGAATAACTGTTGTGAATATAGCCAATGATATGCGTACCGCTTCACTCACATTAAACACCTCGTTAAATATTGGAATAAAGATTTCTACCACTATTCGTCTCCCTCGTCTCTTTCTGATAACACAAAACGTACGGAAATATTTGGCGGATTTCCGTCAAAACTTTTATCTCGTGTTATCCGTGAATTATTCCCTATTACAGTAAACGTTGCTTTTACATTGCGTTCTAAATCTACGATTACAGTTACAAATTCCCCTTGATTGTCTGATACATTAAATGTTGCTCTATCGCTACCACCACGGCCAACATAAGTGCCAAGAAACAGATCGTAACTCCCTTTTGGTAAAAATAATGTTTTACGTTCTTGAGTTGTACTTCCGTTAAAAACAGGAAAAAACTCATGCAATTCTTGTTGCCCTCTAACTTGTGATGTTAATATTCCGTATTTGTTAGTGCCTATTTTTACAAACCCAATACTAATAGCATTAGTAACACTTTTTCCTTTCTCCCATAGTGTAGCGTAATATTTTTTACCATCAGCTTTTATTTCTATGTTTTTATCGCCTGCCACATTAAGGCTTTCTGTTAAATCAATTCTATCAGTTCCGAGTATCAATTGTTTAGCCATTAACCCCTACCTCTACTGTTCCTTTAGCACTCCACAACTGCAACTTACTATTCAACGATGTTTGTACTCTTCCCCAGCTGCCCCATTTATTAGCCATGAAAGTACGATGATAGGTTTCACCATTTAACGTGTGCAATGTATGGTCGATTAATTTGCCCTCTCCAAAGTTAAATACAATTAACATACCTTGCTTATGCGAACGTGGTGGATTGTTAGCACCGCCATCAAAATTAATTTCATAACACCCTTGCGTTGTGAGTGTGTTCCAGTCTGTTGCGGTATCTAATTTAGAATATGGAAAACCAAACGAACCTGCATCACCTTTTTTAACAAACACTTCATCAGCTTTGGTTTTGCTATAAATGGCGGTGTCATAATGTTTAGTGGTTAATACTGTACTACTATCCGTGCCGTCATAGTGTTTCAAAGTAGTACCAGTTAAGTATACAGGTACACTAGGGTCTCCCAATTCCACCGCATCAGATGTAGATACTTTACCAATACGCACACCATGTCCATCGGTTTTTTTGCCCTCTAACAATGTATTGTTATTGAGTACGATTGAACCTGTTACATTACCGCCTGTGAGTTTCAAGTAGTCTAGGCTTGCTAATCTAGCTGTATTGATTGAATTTTGATAATCTCGGTTTGGATCGCCTACATAAATATCGACTTGATGCCGTTTACTAGGTTTTTCTGTTAACACCGCAAAATAGAATTTACCATTACAGTATGCTATATCTTCAATTTCAGTGGTTCTATTGATTTCGATAATCTGTTTAACTGTGCCAAATGGTGTACATTCTACCAAACTACCAAGCGTTGCGCTCATGATGCACCCATTAAGCATTAATGCCCCATTGTTATTAAAATCATCGTATTGGTAGTCAATTTGATACGTTTTCATTTTCTTGAAATCATCATTATACAAGTTGACTTCACGTAAGCGTTGTTGACCGCTAATTGGTACGATACTTACATAAGTTCGTGTGATAGGGTCATATCCGATATTAAATACACGTTCATTCAATGTGATAGTCTTTTCAAATGCCATTGTGTCAGCGTTAAATACAGATAAGTTATTCCCATTCTTCAAACCATTGGCAAGATAAATTTTGTTCGTGTTTTTGTTGTAGCACATAGTGTTACAATGGCCCATTTTGTCAGGGTCGCTAAACTTATATGTACCTACGATTTCAAATGTATCTGGATTGAGTTCGTACAAGTTTTGTTTTGTTCCATCGCTATTGATACAAGCTAGTACAAACACATTCTTTTTATCGTTGTAGGTAAAGCCTTGACATTGATTTACTTCATCGCCATATTGAATGTTTTTCACAAAGGCAATATTAGATGCACCTTTTAACATTGGTGTTTCAGTAGGATAGAACGGCTTAATGTTGTTGTATGTACCCATATCCATAACACTATCAACAGTATCAAACGAAACATGCTCATTTACTTTGTAGATGCCATTAGGAATTAACAGTATTTTGTTTTTCAAATTATCATTAGCACGTTTAAACGCTGCCGTATCATCAGCTACACCATCACCAACCGCTCCAAAGTCTTTAACGGATACGATGCCATATAGGCTATCTTTAGGAATAAACTTTGTATCTGCTTCTGTCTTGGTAATCAAACCACCGCCATTAGGCAAGGCGATTTGTTCTGCTTTACTTGCTGCGACTTCTGCACGTTTCGCCGCATCAGATGCCTTAATAGCGTTACTTGCAATCGATGTTTGTTTATTATCAATGTCTGTTTTTAACGTGCGTGCTTGGCTTACCAACTCGTTAATATCACGCTTATCAACTGTGGTTTGTCCTGCATATGCTTTTGCATCTGCTACTAGCTTTTCTGCTTTCGTTACATTAGCACTAGATGTATTAAGCGCCGTATTGCTAGTCGCTAGTTTATCGTCAACTGTACGGCTTAATTCTGTGATTTCACCGCCTAGCGTTTTTATCATTTCTGCATTAGCGTTAATAGTATCACTTTCGGCTTTGATTTTTTCATATGCATTGATAGCATCATTTGCTGCCTTTGTCGATGTATCTACAATTTTACGTGCAACTGTAGTTGCATCCTCATCGCTACCCACACGGATTAATAAGGCTCTGTTCATCTTTTCCTGCATTTCTTGCAATATCAATGTTACCTTATCTGTCATGTGTTCAATATTTTGGAAAGGATACTCGTCTGGCAAATCCGTGTCTTGAGTGATTGGTGTTCTACGTTCAAGAATAATTTTGTGCGTATTGTCTAATGGATCACCATCAGCAGGATATGTTAAAGTTTTGTTTTCTTTATCATAATCGATGTTTCCTATTTGCACGCTTTCAGTGCCATCAGCATCAACAATGATTAAGGCTATATCTTCAACCTTATTGAAATCATATGGCCATATCCATTTCTTATTTGCTCCATCACATTGATAAACTACACTAGGTTTTTTGACTTCTGGTATCATATTTGTTCCCCTTTTCTAATTAAATAGGACTACCCATAATTGAGTAGTCCTTATTTATTAATGCTTATCTTTCTTCTTAGATTTTTTATCTTTCAATCGTCTATCAAACATGATAGCCATAATGACATCTTCTAGTTTTGCATCCGTGTCCGTTAGTGCAAATTTAGCTAATGTCCATAGTCCATCTGTTATAGTATCACTGAACCCTGTAATTCTGTTAGATACTTGTGATAGGCTTCTACCTACATCCATAGCACCTTTATTAGGCGATACAATTGCACTGCCTACATCATATAGTTTTTCAACGATTGATGCGGCCATTACTGTATTCCCTTTATTGAATACCTTTTCACCTAGAATGTATTTCATAGCCATGTTGGAAATATCACGCACAATAGGTACACCCATAGTAGCTTGTGATACTAATTCTTCCACAAAGGATTTCGCCAAATCTTCAGGGCTATCATCATCTCCATTTGTAATGGCTTTGTATACCATCATGCCTAGTGCTTGTGCGGTCAAAGTCCACCATAGCATACGCACGAATTGTCCATAGTTGCCTTGGTCTTTCCGTGCATAGTTCCCCTCAGCAATGATATTGTACAAAGTGTTAGCGTAGGAATAGAACGGTACAAATAGTTGAGTGAGTGCATTTCTTGAACGTTGGATGCCTGCACTGTCTTTTGTATCGCCGCTACCGAATATATCTCTTACGGCTCTATCGCCAGCACTAATAGCTTCCTGTTCTACAAATTCTGCCGTTACTCCCTCAACGCTTTGTAACTCTAGTACTTTCTTATCGTATGCAAATTTCCATACAGGAATAGACAAGGCAAAATCAGTTTCTGTTAACAGTCTAAATCCCATTTGGTTAATATCATCACGGATATTAGCTAATTGTTCAGCCTTATAACCACCAACATTTGTATCACCTATGCGTAAGCCTTTACCCTCAATGGATAACCCTTGTTTCAAATCCTTATCTAGGGTTTGCACACGTTCCCTCATGAATATAGATTGAGATAATACAAAATCACGTGTTGCGTTGTACTTGGCTGTGCCTACACCATAGAACCCTATGCCAGCATCGCTAATTGCTTTGAGTGTATTTCCTACACCAATACGATACATGGCAACAGGAATGTTCAACGCATTTTGTAAAGCTACTGATACACGGCCAGCCATAACTGCGGTAGAGGTATTTTTCTTGAGTGTCATTACCAATCTACCCCATGCATCAAGTTTCGCCGCTTCATCTTTCCAGTTATCCCTAACCCATGTACGCAAGAATTGGTAGGTTTCCATACCAAATTTATCAACGATGTACTCTTGGAAACGGCTATTACCAACTAGCTTATTTACATCCGTTACCGCTTTACGCATAGTAACGTGGTTAATAGCTTCCGTAATAGCATTAGGGATAACATCGAAATCAAGCATTAATGATTTGCCTTTGACTACATCCAAACGTGATTTAGTAGCACCCATGCCTGTACCAAAGATTGCGTTACTAGCAATCATTGTCTTGGCTATATCCTCTGTTTGGAAATCAGATATTTTAGCACTTACTTTAGGATTGTACACAATAGGGAAATACTGACCTTGTATTTCTCTACCGCCAATTGTGAATGTAATACCTTTTTCTTTCTTCAAAGGATTACCATACAATTCCTCTTGTACCTTACTACGCTCTTCGTAGAATGAATTGATATGTTCCCATGTACGGATGACAAATTCCCAGTCCTTATCGGTCATGTATTCTTGGAACGCTCGTTCCATTTCTACTTCATTACTTTGGATAGTTTCCAATGCACGTTGTCTATTCTTTTCTGTTCCCCAGTTTAATGCAAGCATGATGATTTGTTCTTTGGTAACGTTGCGTAATTCGCCTACGCTATAAAGATGATCATTACGAACATCAAATAGTTGTTTCTTGGAATATACCGCTTTTACATCTCTGGCCAATCTATACATAGATTTTTCCTTGTACTCGTTAAATTTCTGAGTAGCTTTATTAATTGGCTCGTAAATATATCTAACTGCAGGGCCATTCTTTCCACCATCCAATCTGCGTAAGAATGTTTCGGCTTTCAACAATGATAAGTTAAAGTTATTCAATGTGTTAGACAATGCATCTGCACGGCTGCGGTTGTTTAACTCATTGAATACATTCCCATTATCTCTACCAAATGTTTCGGATGCTTTATCAATGATTTGGAATATAGCGTCATCAATTGTAACATTATTCCCCTTTTCATCGATTAGTGTGCTTCCTTCATATTGAGTTCTACCGCTCTTGTACATACCTGTCATGAGTTCCTCTAACTGTTCGAGTTCGCTCATTTTTAGCGTGCTAAACATTCTAGGTGATTTAGCATCGAACATTTCGTATATCCATGGTTCGAGTTGTACAGTCGCTTCTTTATCACCCATGATGTCAGCATCTGCATCTAATGCTTTAATCACTGCCATCATATCAAAACCGTTAACAGGCTTTAAGCCATCATACTTAGTCAATCCCATTTGATATGCCATGTGGGTATAGAAATAACGCATATTAGGTTCAATCATGATAGGATTTTGACTGCGTGTCATTCTGCCTAGTTGGTCTAATAGTTTAGTGCGTAGTTTCTTAATAGCTTTTGAATTTTCAAACACTACTCTTGCTCTTGCTTGGTTTAGCATTTGAGATTGTTTAGCGTGTAACGCTTCATCTACTTTACCAGTTGCCAATGCACTATCTGCTTTCTTACCATCTCTAACGGCTTGATTTTGGTATTTCTTGTACTGGCTAGCTTGAGATAATGTCAAATCGCCTAACTCTCTTTTAGCACGTTCCATATATTTCGGAATAGTACCAAATCCACTATCACGAATTGCACGAACCGCATTAATACGCTCTTGCAACGCATCCCTTAGCTTTTCAATTCGCTCTTCATTAGATAATACTTTATTATCCATGCGTTCTTGCATGCGCTCTTGCAAGCGTTCTTTTTGCTCTAGCACTTTATCAAGTCTATTCGTGATCGCTGTTAAGCGTTTAGATAATTCGTTATTTTTATCTTTCAAATCAAGTTCACGTTCTCTAGCTTGTTCTTGTATTTGCTCCTGTTGTGCTTTTAGGTTATCGATTTCATCATTGGCTTTATCTAATTCTTTTGAAACACTTCCTAACTCTTTATCAACTTTGGCTTTATCTTTTCGCAATGCTTGTTCTGTTGTGAGTTCTTTTTCAATCGGTGCTAGTTCTGCATCTAGGTTTTCACTATTTACATCTAGTTTTTGCAACTTATCCAATAATACCCAGTTTTTAGCTAGTTCCTTATTGGTATGTGCCTTAATCAAGCGTGCTTCCTCTTGAGTAAGTTCCATTTGTCCTTGATTGGATAGTAACATTTCTTCGGCTATTTCTTGGTTAGATTTGCCTGCGTTTGGATCATTAACAAACTCATTTCTAGCGTTTTCCATTTCCTGTGCTACTGCTTCATCGTAAGTACTGCCAGATTCCTCACGTTCCGCCTTTTCTAATCCCTCAATAGTTCTATATTGAGTATTTTCCAATGCACCATCACCCAAGGCCATGTATCGTTGATGTTCTTTATAGATAGGATATTCTTCGATTAATCGTTTTTCTATTGCAACTTGTACATCGTATTTTACATCTTCCCATTCTTTAATAGGTCGATTATCTAACTCTTTCATGTACTTACGCATTACACGTTCTTTAGCTTTTTCTTTAATGTCAGCGATGTATCCTTGCACTCGTGCTTGTTCGGTTTCACTCAACTGTTGATACAATTTTGTATTTTCAAATTGCTCTAATGCTTGCTCATGTGCGTAGTTTTCAATGTCATCTTGTGTAGCTATCATGCGTGCCATTATATCCTTAATGTCAGATGGTACTTCACCGCCTAATCGTTGTACACTACGATAAATACGAGTTAACCATTTAGAGAATTGACGGAATACTCGTTGTAGTCCTTTTGTTGGTGCTTCACCACTTCGTAAGTAGCTTTCCCAACCTCGTGCAAATTTCTCGTGTGCTTTGGTGTTATCTACGTTTTCGCCATCAACCCAACCGCTCCACTCTTTCAACTTGTTCCAATCATCAAGTAATTGTTTAGGTGCATTGTCCATTGATGCTAGTTTTTGAATGTCATCAAAGAATACATGGCCCATCTCGTGTAAGAATGTACTTCTATCTGCGGTTTTAAAAATACTAATGATACGTTCGCCATCATTCATGATTTCTGTCATACCATTAATGGATTGATTGTATTTTTCAATGACTTTGATTGCCTTATCATCGAACACTACATAGCATCGTCCGTCCTGTTCGCCATCGTAGTATATACCTTTTATACCGATACTATTTAAAAATTCACTAGCCTTTTTAGCATTTTTTACATTATAAAGATTAAAGTGTTCATCATTTCCAAGTGCATGAGATAAAAATGAATACAGCTGTTTACCAACAATATTTGTTTTTTCTAATGCACCATATACATCGGTCTTAACGCTCGAAATAACTTTTTCTTCACGTTCACGCTCTACTTGTTTTTCTTTTTCGTATTTCGGATATAACTCATATCTAAACTTTTCATATACATTTTTTAACAAATCATCATTACTAGCTATTGTATCAATACTTTCATCGATGCCAACTGATTTTAAAAATCTATCAACATTTCTTTTTTGAATTTTGTTGATGTCATTTATTGTTTTGTTTTTGTTGTGCAGTTCAGATATTATGTACCCTACATCTATAAAATGCGTGTATTTATTAACCCATTTATCCCCAATAATAGCATCTTTATGATATTTAATTAATAGGCTTGTAAAACGTTCCAGTTGTTCTTCTGACATTTTATGCAATCCATTTTTCAAGCTATCTCTTACATATCGGCCGTATCCAGAAATAGGGTGTTGCTCTGGTAACAACTCTGTTTCGTTTGGTATTTCAACTTTAAACAAACTGCTTTTGTTAGAACCTTGTAATTTACTCAATACATCTTTATATTGCTTAGATACTTTCTTATCTTTGGCAAAATATAAGCCCCAGCCATGTGCTTGATTGCCCTCACCAGTACCAATAGCACCTAAATCAAATTCATCAAAGTCATGTGGCGAACCATGCCATGCTGATTGATGATAAACTGGGTTTCCTTGTGTATCGATGTAAGGATTTCCATGTCTATCATTGACATTTTTCATCATTTCATATATAGTAACCGTAGAAGCAGGATTACTGGTCTGACTACCTGTACCTTTATGTACAGCAGCAGCAGTAATCCTGCTATTTTTATTATCAAGTATAATTTCATACAAATTGAAATCATTCGGCGAAAACCTTATTTCGTTCAAACCTTGCTCTGCAGTTAGCCTAATAACAAAATATTTTCCTTTTAATTCTACAGGAACATAGAAATTATGATATAGCTCAACATTCTTTTTCTTTGATTTTTTTGTGTTCATTTCTGTGTCTATTAGTACAGAATGTTCAATTAAATCTTTTAATCCTTTAATCGCAACATTTCTATCAGTAATTTCACTTGGTGTTAATATGTGGCTTCCTTTAGCTATATGTTTAACCTTACTGTTTAATATTTTGATTTTGCTTTTATCATATGCTTTATAATCGCCTATTAAACTACTTACATAAGATTTCACATCATTCAAACTCATGCCTTTTGATTTTTTAATATACTTATTTAAATTAACTACTGGTACTTTTTTACTCAAATCAATGTTGTAATTAAATGGTTGTTTATAACCATCTTCACCATTGAAGATAGCATTCATGTTGATACGCACGCTATCACGCAAATAGTCCATAGCGGTATAACCACCACGACCCATTTGTCGCATATATTGTGCCATTACATCCGCATGTTGTGCCATCAACAACGCATTAGCTTTTGCCGTTTCACGTTGTTTTCTATCTGTACTTTCGCCAATCGCTTTAACTACTTTGTTGTACACTTCATAGCCACTCTTGGATAATTGCATCCGTAACGCTATATCGTTATCGGCTAGTGCAAAAATCTTATCATGCAATCTCTCAAGGCTTTCAATTTGTTGTAGCGTATGTTCCATATCAGCATGATGGATATTGCTTTGGTTAAGTGCTTCCGCATTATCAGCGAATGCAGTTTGTGCTTTTGCTACGCTAGAATGGTACGCTGCTCGTCTACGTTCTGCATTCGTGCGTGGTGCTTTACCGCCATTGTTAGACTTGTAATCAGTTAGCCATTGTGGCTCTACACCGCTTGCCGTAGCTTCTTTGATAGCATTATCCATATTGTCAAAGTCGCTTGCGTAGGTTTCACGATACTCTTGCACTAGGTTTTTATACAAGTTATTATATGCTTGTTTAACCTGCGTAGGATTAGAGAATACTTGGTCTAGTACTTCACGATCTACATCGCTTGCATCTTCAAATTCATCACGGATAATGCTTTCTTTAACTCGTGCTGCTTTCTTTTCTGTTGCATCCACTAGGTTATTATTAAAGGCCTCTACTTCCGCTTTTGCACGTTCAAGGGTTTTCATGCTCATACCGCCACGAGTAAAGTATGTGCTTTCCTCTAAGGCTTTTACGGTTTCCTCGGTTAAACCACCGCTCAACTGTGCGTATTTGCCAATTGGTACTGCTATATCTGCATCCGCCTCGATGCTTTTGGATACTTCCTCTTGCGTTACCAAACCACTATCAATCATATTTTTAATGGCTTGTTGCCCTTGCTCTGTTTCTGCCATTTCGTTGACATTTACATATGCAGTAGATACACCTACATTATCGCCCTGTGCTTGTACAATTTTTCCGTACAACTCAGGGTTTTCTTTTGCCATTTTGTTTGACGATGCATCTTGTTTCAATGCTTGCATGATAGCAGTACCATTTCGATTTTGCTCGGCCATGATTGCGTGTTGTTGTTCTTCTGGTGTTAGCTTTTGAAATTCATGGAATACTTTCATAGTGTGAATACCACTCACACCGCCACCAATTGCACCCAACCCAATAACGGCTGGTAATGCTTGTAGCATTGCACCGCCTGCACCTACTACCATATCACCTATGGAATATACACCCTCTGTGTCATTAGCATTGCGGTATAGGTTATGTTGGAATTTCTCGTTAATGTCTTGCAAGCCCTCTTCGACTAATTCAGAACCGCCAGCCTTAACAGATGCTTTCGCCATTTGTGCAACAGTAGTGCCAATGCCCCTATTAAATGTTGCGATTGTATCACTTGTAGCACCTCGTAATACTTTTGACATAACCGCTTTAGGTGCTACTTTACCTATGCCTTTAACCATGAAACGGGTAGATGCCATTTCAATACCTGTATCAACTGCAGCATATGTCATAGCGTATTTATAGGCTTCATCATTAGAGTATACTTTATTACCATTTGCATCACGTTTATTAATGAGTTCAAGGTATTTGTTACCGAATGACATTTTGTACATTTCATAGGCCATGTCAGCACCGCCACCCCATTTAGCACCAGTTGCTGCACCTGCGCCTATACCTACACCATCGGTAGTTAAACCACCAATTACCGCACCGATTGCACCGCCTATGATTGCACCTGTACCGCCTTGTTTACCCATCATGTATGCTTGTGCTGCCGTTTGGCCAAATACTTCTTGTAATGGATTAGTTCCGTCAGGTGTTCGGTAGTTGCGCAAGTTATTTTGCAAGCGTTCCATTTCTGATGTTAATTCGTTGATACGTTCAGGGTCTTTTGTATGTGCCAATTCAAATCCAACATCGCCCAACTTCATCTGATCGTTCATAGACCAAATACCTTGTTGAATTGCATCGAACGTAGATTTCGTAGCACGAATTGATTGTAGATTGTTGATTGCTTGTAATTGTTCCGCTTGTGAACCATATTTTACTTTATATAGCTCAGGGAATTCATCATATATATCTTGTAATACTGCGCCACGTTCAACTCGTCTTGATAAGTAATCAGCACGTTCAAATGCTTTATCATCACCACGCATAATTACATCAGGGTCAATATCTAATACTTTCCCCATTCTAACTGCTTCGTTATAACGTAGGGTATCATTATTGTATAGAAACAATCTATCCGTATTACTAACAACACTTGTAGGAAGTACTTTTTGTAATGCCTGTCCTAGTGGTTCTAAACCTTGGTATGGATTGTCAGCTTTACCAAACGGATAATATGTAGTTGTACCATCAGCATTAATTTCTTCCATTGTGCGTGGTGTATTTGCAATAGCTTTAATTGCATTAATAGCATTATCAACTACTTGTGCCGTTGTATCTATCCCTGCACCTATTGCATTACCAACTTCAGTAAAACCGCCAGTAGGTTTAGACTGAACACCAGCACTAGCACTAAAAGATGGTGATGTTTTAACATAGCCATTCTGTACAGCTAGTGCTTCCTGCCGTTCTTGTTCAAGTGTTTGTTTAGCCATTTTTAATCTCCGTTATCGTTATATCTTCTTTGCATGTTGTTATACACGCTTTCGTAAATATCTCTTGTTGAGCCATCTTGATATGTTACACGCACATAATGATTACCAACTGGTTCAACATGCACAATACCCATCGCTCTATTGCTTGCTGCGCTAATAGGTGCGCTATAATCATCACCATCACCGAAATATGGTTTTTCCGTACTTCGTAATGTTTGTGTTGCCAATGCGCCCTCAAATATATCATGCATTTCTGCTTCTGTAGGCGCTCTGCCGTGTTTGCTTTCAAAGTCAGCTTTACGACTTAACATCTCTTGTTTTACACCGTATTCAAAACTTGAACGCAATGATTTGTCAGCAGGCAACGCACTTTGAATTTCGCTATCATAAGGTGTTAAATCAATTTTGTTAGCCTTTAATCGGTTATCGTTCGCTTCGAGTAACACTCCATCAAAACTATCATCAACAACTTTATCAGGGTACATTCTCTGTGCGTGTGCTAGCGTTTCTTCGTATGTATGAGTTTCAGCATATTTTTTTAACTCAAACTTTTGTTTTGCATTCAGTTTAAGTCCTTTTTCATACATAGAATCAAGTTTAGGTCGCATTGATGCTTCTGTACCGCTCCACGCTTCCTTTTCCATATCAGTCTGTGCGCCTGCCGCTTGTGCGTGTGCGTAAGATGATGCACCTACATAATCGCCTTTTGCTATTAATTGGTTATATACAATTTTAGCTGCAGTAATTCTATCTTTAGCTTGCTTGGCTTCGATGTTCATTTGCATTGTCAGCCAACCTTTATAATTTTCACGGCCTTGTTTAACCGCCTTTTCAATCTGATCTTCAGAATAAACAGGTTGACCACCTTTAGTCATAGGTGCATTGCGCATTAATGCTTTATAATGTTCTGCATCTGCGCCATAATATCCACCTGCTTTTAACTTGTCAGCGTATTCATCTATGCTCTGTGCGTTGACTGCGCCATTCGGTTTAATATAGTGTTCAATCCAATCATCCACAAACTCTTCATCGGAATTATACATTTTGTAATAATTCGTTCCATCTGGTTGTTTATTCTCTTCTCCATTAGGTTCTGATTGAGTTAATCCTGCATAGTTACGATTTTCTTTTGCCAGCCTACTGAGTTCACCGCCAAGCGTTCCCTCTGCATGCAACTGCCTATATGCAATTTCTGTATTGATACCATACTTATTATGTGCATATTGTGCTAATTTCCATAAATGTTGATTAGCACCAACGCCTGACTGCATGGCTTCCTTATTCTTAGCTTCCATTTGGGAACGTATACGTGAACCCATAATATCCATACCGCGATTTATATCATCGCCTGCAGCCAATCGGATTGCGCCGAAATCGTTTTCATTGTTAGCGATTTTGTTTATACCCATTTGTTGGTACATTTTCCTGTATGGTGTTAATACATTCTCACTAGCAAGCCCAGTTAATGCAGTTAACTGTTTGTCCAGTGTTTCTGAATTATTATCAGCAACAGTTTTATCTAATAAGGTTTTAGCATTAAGATCATAGTTTTGTTGTTTTTTAGATGCTATTTGTTCATCATCAAGCCCTAATTGTTTACCAGTTGCTTCTATTAAATCGCCTGTTAATGTTAATGTTTTCATTTGTTGATTAACATCACCCGTTTGTAATAGATTGTTATTCAAGTTATTGATTTGATTTTGTGTGGCTGTGCTTAGTGCATCCTCGTACTGACCTCTCATGTACCTAGATATACCATCTAAATCATTTGTTTTTGATGTTTCAACCGCTTTATTGAAAGCGTTAACCGCATCAGTTGTACGTAAGTTATATTTAGCAGCAAGTTCGCTTTGGAATTTTTGTGTACTTTCAAGGTATGTAGGTAGTATCCCTTGCGCATTCATACCTTTTTGGTACATTAACCCTTTATCTTTATCAAATTTTAATTCAGTTACTTTTTGATTAAATTCATTAATAGCATTTGTAGCATTGATATAATCTTTTTGTTTGTCGATTTCAAGCCAAGTTTTTGATGCATCATCCAATGCTTTTGCAAATGTGTTAATTCCGTTTTGGTTAACACCATATGCTTCCGCATTGATTGTTGGTCTAAACTCACCATTAACTGTATTCAATCTTTCATTTTGTTCATAATTAACTAATTTCATAGTTACCTGCCGTTAAAAGTCCAAACTTTCCTAACTGTTTTAACTGGTCTTTCTGTTACACCATTTACATCACCGCCATATTGAGTTGTGTATTTACCACCTGCATATTGTTGTTTCATCCCATATATACTAGATGCACCACTCAAGATAGTACCGAGCATTTGCAATCGTCCTTGCCTTTTAGCATTAGCAGCTGCTGCTCTTGCACTACTAGCTTCATTGCGATAATTAACCCCATTAAGATATTCATTGTAGATACTGTTATTCTTGCTAGTTTCCCAATTGTTAATATCCTTGTTGTATTCATCATAGCTACTAGCCATTAATTGTAATGGTGTACCACTCATGGATAACCCTGTAGCGCCTGCTTCTGCCGTATTCTGACCTGCAATTAACCGCATTTTATTGTCCATCTTATCACGCTCTTGTAGTGCTTGATTGGCAATATCCTGTTGTTTCCTATCAGATATACGTGCATTAGCTTCCGCTGCTTGTGCTTGCGCATTATACATTGCAGTTTGTGCTTTGGTTTGTTGATGTTGACCCCATAATGTAGTAACCAATTGACCTGCCATTAATGCAATAGGATTACACATTCGCATCCTCCTTTCTCAATGTAAATAGTTCCATTCCGTTATGTGTAATATCAGAATGAATAACCGCCCCTAGTGATGTAAGCCATCTTTTGGAGCGGTTGTTTTTCTTATGTATGAAATTGAATAAACATTCATGAGTGGATAGCCACTCTTTTATGATTGCGTTACTCCTCTTTAGAAATTCCTTTTGTAATTTTAAATTAGTATCTAGTATCTTATTCCCTAGGAAATAAATACAGTACATTCCGTTGATTGGCTTTTTTGAAATACCATATACGGCTATTGGTACATCATTCTCAATTACAATGTGGTTTTCATAGTCATTACTGCATATATCTCTCACAAAATCATTTTTTCCATAATTTGGAAAATTTTGGTTCGCTATATTGACCTCTAAGGTGTCTATAGCTCGTAAGTTGATATATAAGTCATGAATTAATGAAGTGTGCCTTACAGGGCAAATATCAAAGTCCTGTAACATTTGGAAAACCACCACCTATTTCTATTTCTCTTGTTACGCTCAAAAGGTTAAATGGATAAGGTTTTTCATGCAAAATACATACAGATGCATCCGTTGAGTACACTCCATCGAATTTTGGCAATATACATACCTTATCGCCACTATATAACTTGAGTGGCGGTAATGAAATATCATCCATATGGTTGAAGTTTCTTCCGATTTTGCCACCGAATGAATTTAAGATGTTCATCGATAATCTACTCATCGTTAATTGTCTACCTTGCAACGTACCATCTTGTATTTGCATTTCAATACTTGGAATACGTAATCGTGTAGTGTAGTTAATACCAACGGCTACACTTTGTGCTTTACCATCGATATTGATAATTGCCGTAGGTGGTACTTCCTTAATTGGCCGTTCTCTACCATCAACCACAATTTGCACATCCTCACCAATCAGATGAGGTACTGTGATAGTACTGATATTCTCTGTGCTGGTTTGTCTGATATAGCAATCCATATACACGTTGTTATTATCAGCGTTATACATCGGCTCAAATCGTTCTATACACATCACTGTACCGCTTTTGAAATCACGCTCAACGATTACATACAAACTGTCTTGTTCGCCCTCAGCTACACTCTCAGCGTATTTGTATTTGCCCTTTGTGGTGAAGTGCGACCATGCATACACCTTTTGCTCAGGAATGTAAGTTAGACAATCGATATTGCCATCATCTGTTACGTAGTAAACAATACTATCTGGATCTTGGGCATATGCACTCGTAATAAAGTTACGATACTTTGTCAGATGCTTAACGAATAGAGTTAAGTCGGCCCCTGTGTAGTTATCGCTTTCATAGGAATATCCTAAATCACGCACTACGCACCCTCTAGCTTGCACATACACACATCTATTACCTATGTATTGTGGCTCACATTCAGATGCGCCACGTTGTGTTTGTGTGCGTAGATTACAATTAGTCGGTGTGATTGTTTTTGAACCATCGATAATCCATTCATTACCGCTAGTCAAAATCAATAAGTCATTAGCTGGTATCAAATGTCGAATGTCATACATTTTACGATTAATAACAGGTAGCGTGATTGCACTATCATCTGTAATCGTTCCGCCTACCTTTTCTACACCAAAGTTGGAATAATCACCTGTGCGACTAAACCATATGTAGTTAGGATATTGAGTGCTAGACGCTAGGATAAATCTGTCTTGGTAAAACGTACATACACGAGGATAACCAAGGCCTTTGCCCCATTGTCCAAATCTAAATTTAGATGTAGCTTCATTTTCTACAACGCTATTCAATACATTTACTTTAACATGCTTACTATCAACAAATTCTTTAATCTCAATTACACCATAGTTAGAATGTGGCAAGAATGATAGGTCTACATTAACACTGCCACCTTTTAAATCAGATACAACTTTTAACATTGCACTAGGCGATACCTTGCCTGTATCCGTTACATTGTAATCGTTGTTAGATGTGTACACTCGGTAATCTTTCCATGTAGTGCCATTGTCATTACTGATTTGAATTTTTACAGTGCCATTCCATGTGCCATGCGATGTGAATTTCCACGATAAATCCTCATCACTACTGAATTGTTCTACATCGTAATTGATGTTATTGTAATCTTCGCCGACTGGTCTGTTATATCCGCCGTGTCTTTCACGTGTAACATATTCAGTACGTTGTATTACTTCGCCAGTTTTGCTTGTAGTTACTGCTTTAACAAAATGTTCAATTTGCATGACTGAACCAACCATATCAGCATTGAATATATCCTTTGTGGCGGTTAAGGTATCGCCATTCAAGATTACAGTACTTTCTTTGTCTATGTTGACTTCTCCGTATGGTTGCTCTGACAACTTGTATGTATCAAATCGCCAGTCTGTATCACTATATCGTGATAGCGTTTTAACTGGATACTTACCACTACAAATAAACATTACATCACCACTTTGGATACAGTTCAATTTATCGACTACATCGCTTTCAAATGGTGTCTGTAGTTCAATACCTGTATAAATACCATTTCGCCATACTCGGATATATCGCTCACCAATTTCGAGCAAGAATGATTTATTCTTTTCTGCCGTAAATTCAAATAGCCGTGTAGACTTATCCTTGTTTTTAACTTGCCCTATATATTCCGAACCTTGCCGTCTAGCTACTGCACCGTAAGGTCTAATGACTGCATTTTCTGCTAATAGCAACGCGCTTTTAAACTGATCTAAGTCAAACCGCCTAGATACATCAGGCGAAATCTCACCAGTTGTAAATGCAAGTTGTGATATATACATTGGTTTCATATTTACCAACTCCTTGCTTTTACATAGTTAGAAATATATGGCATATCTTGCCTACGTTCTTTAGCACTCAAACTCTTGGCTTCTTGCGTTGCTGCTTGATAGAGTTTATAGCATTGGTCGAATAAACCACTATTACCAGTTAATGGCATGGCTAGTTCTGCCCCCATTTTAGATTTCAAGGCCTGTACGAATACAGGACTGAATACATCTATATCTTGCACATCGTACACGTAATCGATGTACGCAAGCGGTACATCACTCACGATATACTTTGTGTTATTGTCAAAGGTAAATACATCATATTCCTTTTGGCTTTCCGCTTTAAATCGTTCCCCTTTAGGAATAACCCCAAGGATACGGATGCACTTTTCAGGATACGCATAAACAAATTCATAGCCAGCTAGTTTATGCTCAGATAGTACGCACTCCTCACGCTTTCGTGCAAAATTCCATTCATATTGTGAAAGTAGCATCTTGCGTGTCGCATCGTAATGCAATCTGCATTGTCTAGCCGTTTCTGTTTCTTCATCAAGGCCGTATATCCTACCGCCATTGATTAATGACAAAGCCATGTTGCAAATATCAGTAGGTGTCATATTGCCCCCCATTTTATAGTGAAAAAGAGGGATGCATACGCACCCCTCATTCTGTTATTCTGCAGTTTCTTCCGATTTCTTGCCTTTAGATTTAGTCTTTGGCTTATCTTCGCCATCTGCAGTTTCTTCGGTTTCTTCTGCTCCTACAGTTTCAAACAAAGTATCAAAATAATCTTTGTCATATTCTGCAACTTCTTCTTTTGTGAAAGTTACTGTTTCACCCTCATTAAGCAAGCCTAATGTATTGTGATACAGTTTTTTCTTAACGATATATTCCATGTGTACCCCCTATACTAAACGTACATCAGGTGTTAAGAATGCAGTGATTGTACCTGCAGTCATGTTATTGGCATTGAGTTTTAAGTATTTCTTAGCACCACTAGACAATCGCACTGCAACTTTAGTGCCAGCTTTAGCATTAGCCGCTAGCGTAATACCATGCAACAATACTGCATTTGCGATGTTTTCAGTGCTAGATGTATACAAGTTAAACAATGGTGTACCAGTTACATCTTTGTCGACGCGAATTACAAGCCACAAGGATTCTTCAGCATCACCGCCATTACCATTCATAACAACATCGGAGCTGACATTAGCCGTTACGGCTTGTTTGTAGAAAAATGTATTTTGTTTATCGATATACATGTAGTTACCCCCTATTATTGTACACGTGCTTCAGTAGACAATAACGCATCAGTTTTGCGTACTGGAATACCATTAGCACGTACTACTGTATGACCCATTTCTTGGTCTTCAGAAATAGTGTATTTGTGTGCTTCGTTTTTTTGCATACGTAAGAATGTACGTACAGTTGGGTTCATGTACCATACCGCACGGCCCATACCCATATTAGGGATAAGTTCTTCCGCTTTAATCATCAAGTTGATTAAGTCAGCACCAGTTTTTGCATCTTTAGTTAACGCATTAACATCGATGTTTGCGATACGTACAACATATCTCCAATCACGTACAGTTAAGCCTGTATCAAGTTTGTAATGTGTGCGATAGCCTTGGTAGTGACCGCCGTCAGCATCAGTCAATGTTTGTTCGCCTAAATCTTTATGCGTAATACCGCCTGTAGAACCTTTAGGATAGATACCATGTACAGTGTTTTTACCCCATACTACAAGATAGATGGATGTAAGGTTGGATGTACCGCCTGCATCAATAATGTTTTTACCGCTTTCTGCGGATTTATCATTATAACGTGCTGCCAAGCCTACGAATTTTTCAGGGGAATTTTCATCACCATAGAATAACGTAGAAGCCCATTCTTGGTTCATTGCTTCAAGGAAAGCATAATCTTCGGAAAGGCGGAATGCAGCGGAATTGCCGTTTAAATCTGCCAAGGATTTATCAATTTCAGCGTATGCTTCCAACATACCGCAAGTATCAGTTACTTGTTTGGTTTTGGATTTGCTAGGTTTAACACCATAGTTAAGCATGCGCCATGTAGCTTCAGGTAAGCCAGTACGTACAGTTGTTTTATGACCTGTAGGCAAGTTGCCCTCAACCATAGTCATATCTTGTACGATTTCATTTGTTTGGTTCATCATTTCGATGATTTGTGCAATTGCATTATTAGGATCTAATCGAGATTGCACATCTAAAAGTGTTGGGTTCATAGTTCCAATTGTAGCCATGTATTACTCCTCTTATTAATCACTACTTCATAGATGGATAAAGCATTTTTGCACGTTCCTCTTCGGAAATGTATGTGCTACCGCCTTGTCCGTTCCCTGCGTTGTTATCTTCGCTTGCCATACCAGCAATATGTGCGAATAGTTGAATTACTTCTACACGATTACCCAAGCCATTTTCAGCTAGGATTTCACGGATATTAGGAATTGTCTTTTCTACTGCTTCAACACCTGCGGCCGCTTGGCTGACAGTATCATCAAACTTATTGCCTAATACCTCACGAGCGTTATCTGCATAACCTTTGTATTGTGCTTTCAATGCTTCTTGCTTTTGGTTTTCGTAAGCCGTTACAAGATTGGTAGCATATTGATTACCAAACTTAGCCATCTCTAACGCTTGCTCTTGTGTAGCACCTACACCATTAAGCATTTTTGAAAACTCATCCGCGATGGTTTGGTCGACTTCGCCACCCTCGAATGCAGTTGAGAAATCATATACAGTAGGTTCTGCAGGTTGGTCGGTGTTAGTATCACCGCCACCGACTAAAATCGTACTTTGTTGGTCTTGTGTGTTCGTGTCCTGTGGTGTACCACCATTTGCACTATCCGTGTTATTGTTTGTGCCTTGTTCTAAATTTTCATCCATGGTTACTCACCTTTCTTTAATTCGTTTTCTTCAAGCGTTTTAAAATATTTCTGCATCTGAATATTTTCCAATTGCGCTAGATGGTATTTCTTAACACCCTCTACACCATCACCAATCTTTCCTAAATCGTTTTGTAACAAAATAGCAACAGCCCTCATTCCCTCGTTATAGAATGTTGTACTGTTGCCTGTGAAAGATTGGCTATTCAGTTTTGCCCTATCTAATATGCGATAAAAAAACCACCTACCGAGTTCAGTGCTCAGTACGTGGTTCAACGCTTCAATGTCGCGTTCACGCATATAATCTCTTTTTTGTTTCATCTAATATTCCATTCCCATTAACTGCTGCATTACAGGGTTTCCATCATTCGCTGCATCGGTTGCTTGTTTAGCTGCACTAGCCATTTGAGGTGCTAATTGTGCCATTTGTAATGCTTGTGCTTGTTCCTCTTGTTCTTGTTGTGCCTGTTGTTGTTCTTCCATCTTAGCTTGATATTCATCATTCGATACAATTACTTTTGCAGGTACACCGAGGTTAACACCATAATAATCCGCTGCTTCTTCAAAATTGAATTTTTGTAGAATATTAGGATTGCCCTGTGCTAATGACATAAGGAACGCAAAATACTGTTCGATTGATGTTAATGAAGATACTTTCTGAGCCTGTGCCAATGGTGAAATGTACTCTATTTTCACATCTTGGCCGTTTAACTCTTCCGCTAGTACTTCATCAATTGGCGGAAACACACCTGCACGATCTAATATCGCATAGGTACGTTCGATAATCGGATTAAGAAATTCAGATAGTAGCCGTTCCACTACAGGCCCTAATTGTTGTAACTTCTCTTGCGTGCGTTCCATGACTTCCCTTGCCGTCATTTGTCCATTGTCCATGTTATCAAGCATCAGGAATAAGTCAGCACTATATGCACGCTTGATACTGTCTTTAACTTCGATGATTTGTTGCATAATCCAATCAAGATTGATACCTACATTAAAGATAGGTTCAACTTTACCGCCTGTATCAACTTCGGTTATACCACCCGGAAATAGCGATACACTACCAATCACATCGGATGTTACGGCCATTGGTGGTTTCACTCCTAACTCAATAGCGGTTAGTCTATCTAGTTCCAACTTCTGCAGCATCATCGCATCAGATTGTGCAAACCATGCACTACCTTTACCATAGCCATTTAGATCATGTGTTGTGTGCCGTGCAATCGGAATAGGCCATTCTTCATAGCCACTATGTCGCAAGATTTCATCGTCTCTACTCCCCTCAACCCAGTAAATAGAGGAGTAAGGCATGTTCTTATTACCCAGCTTTCCGTTGCGGTCTTTGTTTTCACATACTAGCCAACAAACAGTATATGTAGATGCATTACCCTTGCCGTCATCGTATGCATTTTTAATCTTTTCAGTGCAGTTCTCGTATCCAAACTCTTCCACGAGTTGGTCGCAAGTCATGTTATACTTTCGCCCAAACGTGTTAACTTCACCATTAGCATTACATTCTAATGCGTAAGTACCGATTGGATACGATGTGAAACGCACACCAACTTTACCATCAGGCATGATAGACATAGGCGCTTGTCCGAATGGTAGTTCCATATAGACTTGGTGAACCACATTGTAGAAATTGGATTTTGCAAATACTGCATACAATATTTCTTCACGTTCATCTAATACTTTCGCTACATCGCTATTTGCTGCCATGTCTGTATTTTCCATGGTTAGCTTAAACCATTTACGGCTAGGCGGTGTCATCCCACTCATTACACCACTTGCAAATATTTGGCAACTTTCCCATGCAATACCAGTAAGGATTTTATCGGTATACAGCTTTGATTGGTCTTGCTCACCATCAAACACCCCAAGGAATGGCAACTGATAATCTCTAATCATCTTCCATTTCTCAACGTACTTTTGACGATTGGTAAACATCTGATTGAATTTAGCTTTTATTTTTTTATAGTCTTTCGGTTTAGTTACAGGCTTTTCTGTAGGTTGCCTTGCTAGGCTAGATAAGATAGTACTCATATTAACCGCCTAATGTTGTTTTGCCTGTAGCTTGGCTCAATGCACTAGCCAAGATGGTGCTATCATAACCAGTTTTCTTACGCTTTTTATCAGTGAACCATTGTTCATCTCTTTTTTGTGCCATATCATCAGTTTGTGCAACTGGTGTAGGCGATGGTGCTGGTTGCTTAATATCTGGTGTTTTAGCTTTCATACACATTCACATTCCCCCTTTACCCAAATGGTTTGTACTCAGTATTCGCTACTCTTCTGTGATTGCCATTTACTTTTTTAGTGACCCTAAATGCAAAGGTCAAGGCTAATGCATCGCCTTTATTTGGTGATGGTAAGCCTCGTTCTTTCATGTCTTTCTTGCTTTCCAGTTGTATTCGCCCATTCTTATCGATGATAGCCTCTGGGCTTGTTAAATCGTCATACAAGCCTTGGTCATTAGGTGGAATAGAACCGCCCTCTTTTAGCCATTCTTTCATTTCGCCCCACATGTACGCTCTCATATTGAGGTACATATTGTTAGGCGATGCACCACCAAAGGCAACTAACCGCCATTTTCTGCCCATTGACTTACCGATGCTATAAATACCTGTTCCGTAGCCTTGGTCGATAAACACTGCATCAGCTTTATATTCATCCTCGAATTGTGCTATTAGATTAGCCATTCGCATATCATCGTCATTCTTCTCAATTGTTGCCAAGCACTTCATGGAATAGCCATTACGCATTACGATTTCTAATGTATCACCACCAGTCCATGCAGGGTCTACACCGATAATTACAGGTAGGTTATCAAACTGTCCTACTTTGTATACTCGTTTCTGTGCTTCATCTACAATTGATGCGGATATGAATTGAGTATCAGATGCACTAGGGAATATCCCTCTTACACGCACCTTTACAAAGTCGCTATCCTCACCATGAATATCAACCCATTCTTGCAGCTTGGCTTTATTCGAGATTTTAACAGTACGGCTATCAATCTGATATGTAGTCCAATATGCACGATGCTTTCTGAAACATTCTCTAAACCTACCACTATTACGCGTAGGGTTTCCAAACACGCACCATATAATCTCGGTTTCCTTATCTGTTAAAGCACCCTCTGTTACTTCCCATATCTTATCGGATATTGCGGACGCTTCATCGAATATGATTAGTATTCTATTTCCTTGATTGTGCAAGCCTGCAAATGCTTCTGGATTACTTTCGCTCCATGGAATAGCATCTATCCGCCATGTTTTCTCGTACTATTTGTCAGCGCTAAACAATGCAGTAGCCGTGTATGTAAATAATTCCTTGCCTATGAATAGGTTGTACCATTTATTAAGTTCCGCCCAAGTCTTAGACCTTAACTGTGTATCAGTATTAGCGGTTACTACCCCTCTTGTATTCTCATGTGTAGCAATAGCGAATAGTATCAACAATGAAGAAAAAGCCGATTTGCCAATACCATGACCAGATGCAACTGCAATTTGTATTGCCTTAGCTAATGACTTTCCCTTGCGTAATTCTTCACCTATTTTCTTGAAAGTCTTTACTTGCCATTCGTCAGGGCCGTCAAAGTTTTCAAGCGGTGTTCCTTTTTCTCCCCAAGGGAATGCGAAATAAACAAAGCCTAATGGATCATGAGTAAACGAACCCAACGCATCAATCAGTTGTGCCTTGTTGTACTTCATCTGACTTCACCCTTGCTTGCTTCATGCGGTCAGATATATCAATCTCTATTTCCGCATCAAGTTTGACTTTCTCAGTAAATAGCATGTGCCGTTTCCCCAACAACTCGGCTGCTTTAGTTCTATCTGCAATTGATGTATCCAAGCCGAACGCATCTTTTTCTTCGCCATTCATAACCTTAGTTAGGTATTCCAATACTTCATCAGCAGTTGCGATTGTAGATTTATTCTTCTTTTCCATGTGAGATTGTATATATTGGCTCACGTTAGCATTTGACAACAATCTACTTCCCTGTTGCCTTGCACTATTCTCTGAATATCCAGCCTTTAATGCAGCATGTGTAGCATTAGCGGTCTTGATGTATTCAGTAGCAAATAGTAATTGTTTGTCAGTTAACTTTGTGTCATTCATACATCAATCACCACCTTTATATGTATTAACTAAAAAAAGTAACACCTCGTGTTGCTTGGTGCTACTGTACTCACTTTCTTTTTTATAGAGTTGTCCTTGTTTAAAGGTCTTACCTTTTTTGTACTTATGAGGAAATGTTAGTTTATATTCCTCTTCCGTGTACATTCGACTGACAATATATATCTTGCAAGGCTTATCATATTTGCTCCATGATTGCCTTACATCAAGTGTATATCGTCTACCATTCATCCGTAATGCGGTTAATAGTTTCTTTATCGTTGGTTGGTAGTTCACATCCAACACCACACAATACCGATTAAGATTAGTACCGCACATAAGATAGCTAAACCATCGATGAGTGTAATCATGTTATCGCCACGATGCTCGTATGCATATTTTGCTTTAGCCTGTAGTTCTTTATTGTTCAAGTCCTTGGCTGCTTGTTTGAATAGTTTTCTATCTTCAATGAATTGTTTAATTGCTTTAATCATTTTAGTACTTCACCACCTTTCCGCTTTAGCTTTCCATTAGATCGTACACACAAACCGCATGCACTTTTACTTGCATTCCCCTGTGTAATGTACGTTTGGCATAATCCGTCATATTCAATGACATTAGCCGTGCATTTTCCTTTCTTGTTGTTTAAGCATTTACGCTTACAACACATAATATCAGTCATCATTTCTCCCTTTTTGATAACTTTATGCAAAAAATGAGATATATCGCCGTGGATATACCTCATTATGTGATAGTTTTATTCATTTGTATTGTAACAATTATTCAAAACTGAATATCGTACAGTCAACGCTTACACACGTTCTAACATGTAGCCAGAACATGTGCATATGTTCCAGTACGTAACCAAAACAAAATACGATATTCACTTTTCAGCAATTATTGCATACTCAAAACCAAAGTTATATAGTTAGCTATTCGCTAACACGAGCATATGAATTGTAATCATGGTTAGCTCACTCTGTCTAACTCTCGTACAATACTCGGTTCTTAATGGAACATATATAGCTTTAGTTTTCAGTATGCAATTGCACTCTCTAAACTAATACCGCCAGTTGTTTGTAGTATGTAACATTTTTTCGCTTAAGGTTTTATCTCATGAACGTATAGTTGGTTGTTATTGCATAATTGGAAAGGATTATATGTGCGGTATTAGTTTACAAAATGCAATATAAGAGGTGCGGTGCAGTTAGAAAATAATATAGATTGTAATGACTTAGAAACAATACTCGTTGATTTTCAAATACAAAATTAAAAACCGCACCTCAATTGCTATTTAGTTTTTAGAATTGCTCATTGGCAACTCTTACACCTTATATTCTACTATATGTTGACTCGGACTTATACGGACATTTGCGGACATTTGTGGACATTTGCGGACAACTTTTCGCCACATTCAATCAATGCTCGTTGCTTATATCGTTTCGCCTGTTTAGTCGAGTAATTCCCAATCATCTTGTACGCATCTTCCGTTGTGGTATTCAATATGTACTCATATCTGAGAATTACCGCACCTAATTTTTCATCAAGGCTATCAATCAATGTGATCGCATCGCATTTTAACTCTGATAATTCGTCAATACGCTTATCACATTCTGCGACTGTATCAAGGAATCTAGCCACGCTACCCTCTAACCCTTGCGGAGTGCCACCGCCCGTTACTTTGTCTTTACTGTAATCAATCGCACCTATTGATGTAAGGTTCGCTCGTAGTTGATTGATTTCTTCCTTGATAGATGCAATCTGTACATCTATTAACTTAACAGGTTGTAGGTACTCAACCGCCTTTTCTATTAGTTGTTTTTCTTCATATTCTCCCAAGCATTCCACCTCACTCTTTAAACGCTAGTTCCGCATAATTCCAATTAACAGGTTCATAAGATATTACATTACTCCAAGATGTTCTTCCACCACACCACGTATACACTTTTCCATCTTCATATTTGGCAAAATATCTACATTTCCACACATCTTCAATTCTATTCCTTACAAAAATAGGTGTATCAACTTCTACTTTTGACCAATCAACAATACCTAGATATTCTGCAATATCAATTACTTGGTTTTTCTTTTCAAAACATGTACTAGCCACTTTTACACGTGGTAAAAAAGGAGTTAAACATTCTCTTCCACCGTTAAAAAAGAATAATACATCATGTTCAATTTCTGCTTTTCTAAAGCCTAGATCATACATGCGTTTAAATAGTTCATCTGTAAATTCTTTATCGTTCATAGTTATACCTCTTCGTATGTCATTTCAAATATATCAGGCTTACACGGATAAATCTCGCCTTTAACACCTTTGATAATGTAATCACCTAATGATGCTCTATGTTGCCCCTCTAACGTTTTAATGAGAAGTTTATTCTCAACAAAGCATATAAAGTCTTTTCCACAAAATTTCACACACTCTTCCCAATTTTTTCGCGTATACTGTATTGCTTCAATCACAACTGGTTTCTTTTTATAACGCTTAATCATACTGTATCCATTCTCCTTTATCTTCATTCCATTTGTACCATTCAACTTGTTTCAACTTTAATACTGCTCCTTTATGTAGCTCACCGATGCAAAATTCATCATCGCCACTTTCACAAGCCAGTTGCTTTAGAAATTCAAATGCACTTTCCCATGTATCATGTGGTGCTATGTAATAATCAGAATGTTCTGTATATCCGCTATAACCTAACATATTAACCTCTTGTGATAAGGCGGATATTTCACCGCCTATATCTATCCAATCAATACTTTAATCAAAATCACAAATCCAAATATCAAAGCTACTAGCGATACACCCATGATCGCATTAAAGAATAGTTCTTGTGCAAATTTAGTTGCTTTTTTATTCCGTTTAACTTTCATGTTAGCCATTGATTTTAAATCATTTGTTTTCGTTTGTAGATTTTCTACATCACCTGTATACATTCTCATTGGTGTACACATATTATTCACCCAACAACAACTTCATTGTTATACAAATCAATAACACGAACGCCCATATCAACGCACCTGTTGATAAAAGCGCAAACAAATTTTCATTTCTACACTTTCGTTCTGCATCAAGCATTGCTAAATGTCTTGCCATTGCAAGTCTTGATATTCTACGCTCATCTTCTATTTTTTTGATTTTACGTTCAATCTTTATTCTTTCTATATCTCGTTCAATCTCATTCATTATTTATTTGCTTTCAATGTTTCTACTTCCGCTACTAATTTAGTAACCAACTCTTCAAGTTGTTTGATTTTACCTTTATGGTTTAACTCATATTCAGAACCTTTACCAAGTCTAAAGGATACACCTGCATTAATCATCTTATTGGCTAATGTCGCACCCAAACTAAACATTACGTGTTCAGTTGGTGCATAAAATGCACCAACTGCTACATCATTTGCATTTTTATAATGGCCGTAACCAACAGCAAATGTTAATTTGTCATCAGAATTGTAGCCTAAATAGTGCAATGCACTTAATGCTGCATTAGATGCACCAGCTTTTGCCACTTCATGCATCACATTTGAGATTTGACCTACTGTATTACGTTCTAAATCCGTAATACGTGTTTCGTGATTATTAATTCTATCCGTATTGTTCAAAATGGCTTGGCTATTTTGCCCCACACGCTCGTTTGTAGCTGTTATAGAGTTATTAATCGTTGTAAATCCGTTATCAACCTTAGCGGTTAAATTTGAGATATTTGTAGTGTTACGTGTTACTCGTTTATCTAAACAATTTACATCCTTTTGTAATTTCGCAATGTGTGTTCCGTTTGTTTCAATTTCGTCATATGCAGCAAATAGCTGGCTGCCATTTACTGCGTCTAAACTGCTAGGGTCTACACGGCCCGCACTTACATTGTGCAGTTGTCTATTGTAATTGCTAATTCCACTATATGTATCGCTTTTCTTACTGCCAAAGGATACTACGCTATTAGGGCTTTCACCTGCGAACACGTGAGTTACCCCATTTAATACAACTTGTCGAACACCTACAGGGTTATCCGTTTGACTATTAGTACCAATCGCTACGGAATTTTGAATAGGTGCTGATGCATTATTACCAATAACCACCGCATCAATACCACGCACTACGCTATGTGTACCTACTACTACCGCCCCTTGATTATCAACTGTATTGTTAGCACCTAATACAGTTTGTTCTTTATTGTTGCCTACATAGTTGTTGTACCCAATTACGCTTGCTTGGTCTGCTTCAATTGTTCCGTTGCCACCACCGATTACAACGCTATCATTTCCTGTTGCTTTGTTATCACGGCCAATTGCAATTGTATTTGTGCCTGTAACTACTGTATTCGCCCCTACGGCTACAGAATTGTAACCGCTTACTACTGGTGCTTGTGTGTTAGGCTCTACAGGGCCTGTAACTACACCATTTGCAAATACATTACCGCTAATTGTACCCATAATCATTGTTGCTAATACTAATTTGTTCATATTTGTTTCTCCTTTTACTGTCTACTTTCTGTCTATCTACTGTCTTTTCTGTCTATTTACTGTCTTTTTATTTACCAGTACTACCATATCCACCATCGCCACGTTCTGTTTCACTGAGTATTTGAGTTTCTTCCACATCCACAACTGCGATTGGTACGATAATTAATTGTGCGATGCGATCGCCTCGTGCTACCTCATAATCCTTACAGGATACATTCTCATACACGATGCTTAACTCACCTCTATAATCTTCATCGATTATTCCTACACTATTAGCACATCTCAATGGTGTATTGCTCATGCTGCTTCTAGGCGCTAATAACCCCATGTGATTATGCGGAATTTCAACCGCTACACCTAATGGAATTTTTTTCTTGCTATCAGCAGGTATCCTCACATTAAAAGGGCAATATAGGTCTAGTCCTGCTGATAATTGCGGTAAATCAGAATTTACATCACCACGAGTAGGCAATTTTGCGTACTCATTCATTAACTTTACTTTCACTTTTTCACCTCGTTGTATCCGATTTCTATTAGTCTTTCTCTAATCGTTGTAAAAGATACATTCATAATTTCGCCTATTTTCTGATATGTCATTCCTTGTTCTCTTAACGCTATGGCTTTATCCACATCAATCGGCTTTCGATGGTTTTGTTTAACTCCTTTTGTGAAATTAACCAATCCGAGCATGCGTAATGCTTTACTAACACTCATATCTGCATACACGCAAGCACCGAGTGCTAACCAGTTTTGACAATTAGTAGGTATCATCACTATACCTGCTTCCTTTATATACTTCGAACCAATCATCTGCCCTCATGGTGATTAACCATTTAGCGTTATTCTTTCGATGTGCCACAATTGGCATTACATTTTTATGCTCGCTATCGTGAATTGCTTGTGCCATCGCTTTATCGATATTTAATGCTTGCACACGCTTTACCTCAATGTGGATATTAGGTAGTCCAACACAATCGCTAGCATCACCTGTATTTCCACAATACTGTTGCGTCCGTCTTACATCAAATCCATGTTCCTTACATAGACTAGCAAATTCACGTTCACCTCTTGCGCCTTTTTGCTTGCTATTTATTGACATTATCTATTCACCCATTTCATGCATCCAATTCGTAAATAATGCATTAACCCTGTAGGACTTAATTCGTACCAATCATCTCTAGCTTTAGCACGTCTTACAAATCCGCCAAACTCGTATATATTACCTCTGAAATCATCTGTATCTATTTCATCAATCAAAATCAATCCTGCATCTTTAAGAAAGAAATTGATCTCATTTCTATTTTCTTCATACAAACTTCTTGGCATTGCATAATACAAGTACTTTACATTCTTACAATCATGGTATCGTTTCTTTTTAAAATCTCTCCTAAAATCATTTATATCAGTTTTGATTTCAACTTCTGTTAAATGCAAAGTGTTTAAGTTGAAGTAGATAAAATCAGCCTCATAAGGTGGTTTTCCACTATCCCTCATCATCACATTTGGTATACATATATTTTTAAGAAATAAATGTCTACCAAGAACATATTGAATATCTTTTTCGTCCATATATGCATCTCCTAATTATTTACTTCCACCCTTAAAAAATACTAACCATACTGTTTTACCTCTACGTTGTCCCAATATTGGCTCACTAGGAAGCAACCCTTTAACCATTGGTAACGTTATTTGTTCTTCATTCCATTTAAATATCATCGTTCCATTTGGTTTTAGTACTCGCCAACATTCTGATAGTCCTTGTTTAATATCCTCTTGCCATGTTTGTTCTAATCGTCCATACTTCAATCCTAAGAACGATTTATCACCAACATTTAATAAGTGCGGTGGGTCGAACACTACGAGGTAAAAACTTTCATCGTCAAAAGGCATTTTTCTGAAATCTGCGATCACATCAGGTTTTACAATCAACTTCCTACCATCACATAGTGTTGTATCTAATGTGCGTTTATCTACATAACAGGTTTCATTATGTTCTTTATCGAACCAAAACATCTTGCTTCCACAACATGCATCTAGTATTTTCATACACTCTAAATGCTCACTCCTTAACATAATCACCAATACGATATGGTTTTGTTTCTTGTACAAGCCAAGATTTGTTCTCGTACCCATGACGTTTTTCCCATGCTTGAAACACTTTTGATAGTTCATCGCTTAGTTCGTCAATGTGTTCATTTTTAACATCTTTCATGTAATCGTCTGACCATTCTTCGATTTCATCATCTAAATCGTAATCACACACATTCCAAATTACTCGTTCGCCGTCTATCTCTGGTACATATCGATACGGATGACCGATTTCTATTGTTGTTTGCAACAATTCTTCTCGGCTCAAACTACCATAATCACCATAGTTGTATTCGTTATCTACATAATCTAAGATGGCATCTTTAATGCTATCTTGCGGTTCACCAGCTACTTCATCCTCACACCAACAATATTTTGTTTCGTCTTTTACTAGCATGGCTACCCCTCTAACTCTTCCACATCTTCGACTTCCACTTCATCAATCCAATCATTCATATCACCATCATCTACATCTGTTGCACGTTCAATTAAATCAGCTAGTTCATTAGCTTTTTCAATGCTTTCACACTCTACGATTTTTTCAAATCCAATTGTTACATTTCCTGAAATTTTAAATTGTTTCATCTTTCTCACCTCTTAAAACGGAATGTTTTCGTTCGGATCAGTTGCATCGAAATTGTCAAAGTTACTACCGCCATCAAATTCACCCTCTAATTTTCGTCCTACGAAATCAGCAACTACCTCGGTTACATATTTCTTTTGTCCGTTGCTGTCCTCATAGGAACGTGTTTGAATACGGCCATTCACGAGTAATCGGTCTCCTTTCTTGCAGTTCCCAACCGCTTCCCCAGTCTTGCCCCATGCTACGCAATTAATGAAAGCAGTTTGTTCTTTCGTTTCATTGGTTGTACTGTCAACGTATGTATTCGTAGCAGCTACTGTAAAAGTTGCCACCGCTTTTCCACTTTGTGTAAATCTCAACTCCGCATCACGTGCTAAATTCCCTAATAGTTGTACTTGGTTCATATATTTAACTCCTTTAAATCTTTTGTTCGATGCAGATTGTTCCTTTATATACCTTGATGATTTCCTCTAGGCTTTCAAAAGTTCGTGCATCCGCTTTCATAATCATTTGCATTTGTTGAGTTGCCTCTTCTTGCGTTTCCACGTTTAGAGGTATCTCAATCGTGATAACCATCTTTCGTTTTTTACTCAGCATTTATTCCTCTTAGTCGTAATACATACAATTCATAGTTGCCTTTACATCGTCAATGTACACATCGTAGCTAGGGTGAATGTGGCAATCGACTGTTGCCTCATCACGCATGATTTCAAGTAGGTTATCAATCTTCACTCTAGCCTGTTCTTCGCTAGTTGCTAGCATTGTAAAGCTAACATCGAACGATACTTTACAACTCACTTCAAATTCCTTTGGCTTTTGTATCATTTATCCCCCTATTGCTTGCCGTAGTAACGCTTTACCTTTTTCGGGAATATCAGCATTATCTAGTATTTCCTTTAAATTAACAGGCTTACGTTCCTCTTTGACTGTTTCAATTAAATGTCCATTCGGTAGCATTTTGATTTGTGCATTTCCTGTTTCTATTTGTTTTCGTTCTTCCTCATTTTTCATCTTTTCCGCAAGCAACAAACCATCATCTTTGATGAGATAAGCAAGTTCATCGTTTTTTACTTTTCTTTCTGTTAGTTGCTCGTAGCATTTAATGAATTGTGATCTACACGATGTTTCGTTATAGTCTTTTCCGTTTTGAGGGTCAAAGCTACTCCAAATTGTTTTTGCTGCGGTTAATACATTACCTTGTAATTCGTTTAGTCCTCTTTCATAACCAACACTGCTTGCTTTTCTTCTGACTAATTCCCATGCTTCCTGTGCCGTCAATTCGTCTTTTTCTGCTTTAACATATCGGTTCAACTTATCAGCATTCTTTCTAATTGCTGCAACTGTTGGTAGAAATTCGCTTTCTTGTATTGTCTTGATGACTGCTCTATGCAATATTGCAGGTGGATAATCTCCAAGCATCATTACATATCCCTCTAGTTTTTCAGCATCAAGTGTATCTCTATACATGACCGTTATCGGTCTAATGGCTTTCAATGTATCAGCCTTGCTCATTAGTTCTCCTTTCCTCTTCCTCGTACTGTTTCAACAATGCATTTACATTGTCTATACGTTCCCTTGTTTCTGATTTAGTCGGTGTTTGGTTTAAGTAATCATCAAACTTACCAGCAAATAATGTATTAGGTCTTAGAAATTCTTCCCATTTAGTACCTATCCATTTAGCACACATGTTATCTATTACTTTCTTAAAATCATCAACAGTAAAGCGTTCATTCAATCTTGCTTTAATCAAGGATTGAGTTTTCTTTGTTGTATGTTTGTATGATTTACCTGTTTTGAGATTGAGATAATCAATGATTTCATAAACTTCTTTCGGTGTATTGTCCTGTTTTGCAGGACTATGTATATCTTCTTCTCTATTCTCTTCTAATCTATTCTTATCTATTCTTATCTGTGTATCCATTTCGGTAACCGCTGGTATACCGATGGTAGTACCAATGGTAGTACCACCTGTTAATTCATACACTTTATCTACAAGTTGAACCTGTTTCACTTCTGGTAGTTCCGACTTGTTGTACCTGTCTACACGTAGATAATTGTGTATTCTCCAATGTTTTATAACGATAACACCAGTATCGAATCTGATTAGAAATTCTTTGGCAATTAAAAGTTTTAAGTCATCATCCTTACACCCTGTGATACGCATTACGCTTTTAGGACTTTGAATAAAGCCGTCATCATCAGCCCTCAATAGCAAGTGAAAGTATAAGTTTTGTGTGCTTTGTGGCATATCTAAAAACTTATCCGTGTCAATAATTTTCTTTGACATCATTCTGCGTTCTGCCATAGGCTAATCTTCTTCCGCATCCGCAAAAAGTTCATTAAGTTTGCTTAGGCTATAAACAAATGCATCAGTTTTATTGGCATCTTGTTTTTGTTTAGCGTGATTAACGTGATGTATTACATCCAGTACATCTTTTAGTTCCGCAATTTCTTTTTCGTGTAATTTGTAGCTACCATTTTCTTGTTCTAGTTTTTCAATGCGTTTAAATACATATAATTCAACTACATTAATTCTCTTCATATCGTTTCATCCTTTCTTCAATGATCGCTTCTAGCTTCCTTTTTGTTTCTTTTGCAAATACTCCGTGTGCTAAGTTCTCATGGCAATATCTGCACAAACACGCTAGGTTATTTAATTCACTTGTACCGCCTCTACCCCTAGGCAATATGTGGTGTACCTCTGTAGCAGGCGCTCCACATATTACGCAACATGGATAGCCGTCTATACTATCTCGTTCGATAGCTTTCGGTCTTGTGATTTTGTAGAGTTTATCATCAAGTTTTTTTTTCTTGTTCATTCCCCCACTCCTTAACTAGCGACCGTATGTAATCGCTATCATCAAGTTTTATTCCAAGCTGGTTGCACTCATCAACCAAGCAATCAATCAGTCTTTGCATTTCTGTAACTGTATATACTGACGAGCCGTGGTAACACATGATATTGTGATAGCCTTTAAGACTTTGGCATTCACCAGCATCTTCTGCTATCCAGCCTAATCCGTGTCCTTGCCATATTTGAATGTATCTCTCTATGGCATCCTCACGTACTGGTACATAACTAAAATGGCTACAATCTTTGATTGCTTGTCTATACACATCCTCTTTTGATGTATAGCCTGTATTACTTAACTTTTCCGCTATTTTCTGACATAGAACCCAGCAGTATGCATTAGCGTTCATGCTACGTGATTTTGATTTCTTTTTAATCTCAATCACATAATCTTTTTCTTTATCTAGTTTTGCTAGGTCATTGTCATGTGGTGCTGGTATTACTACCATTACACCAAGCGGACTTCTTAATGTTTCGATGTTATTTGTTGTCCACTTCATAACCTTTTACCCAGTCATAAAGCATAGACATTTGGTCTCTCGTAATGTTATCGATAACACACATTCCAAACATTTTAGTTGCTTGTTGTGCTACTTGTTCTGCACTCACCCCATGTTCGCTTGCCATCTTCAAAACAATTCCATATGCATTGTGTGGATCAAATTCTTTTTCTTTCCGTTCTTTTTCTGCTGCTGCATTTATTTTTGTATCTTGCAATCCTCTATATACATCAGCACCTACACCAATCATTTTTGCTGCAGTACCTAGTGCATCAGTAACGGCCATCTTAAAGGCTTCATCGTTGCCGTGAAAACCATTTTTATCTTTGCAGATTAGGAAATCTCCACCATATCCCGGAATTGGTTCACTCCATTCATCACCATCTTTGATGTATAGGTTTACCATTACATACAACATTGTTTCTTTTGTTTCTTCGACTGGTACTTGTTGAGTACTAACAATTTCAAACTTCCAACCAATACCACACATTCCATAAACTTCGGTTAAGATTTCCCATCTCCATTGAGGAGAAATGTCATATTTTCCTTTAAGTTTCCCAAAGTCAATTACTTTCAACGCTGATTGCGGTACAGTTTTTACCGCATTATATCTACTATCCATCTATACCTCTTTATATTTGTAACCACGCATTTCCAAGAAATCAGTTAAGTCTTTTGCATCATCTTCTGTTAAGTCATATACAGTTACTGTTAAACCTACTTTTGGTTCTGATACTTCTACTATTTCAACTGTTTCATTTTCAATGCTTGCCCTAGCAGCTTCTTCCATTTCATTACGTTTTGCAAATTTTGCATTGATAAATTCTCTAGCTTGATCTAATGGCATATCTTTTACTACAGGCCAGCACTCATTAAAAGTAATCGGTGTGGCTAATTCGTATTGTTGGTTGCAAGTATCAACCACAAACTCAATCATTCCTTTTTTCTCTGCTAGAATTTGTTTGTAATCGTCATCCGATTGTTGTCGCTTTGCAATTTCAATCATCATTCCCTCAATAGAGGTTTCAATGTCTTTCATCTTTGCAGTTTTATTTAACCAGCGTTTATCACGTTGTAGTTGTTCCGCATATTCTGCACGAACGTTATACTTTTCAACCATCTTTTCAATAAACTTGTTGATGGTTTCTGTTTTTGCTTGTACTTCTTTTTCGTCAAAGTATTTAATTTGTTCCACCAATGGTTTTTCTGCATCGTAAACAACTTTTAATACTTCATTTACTTCTTCCTCAAACAGTTCAATAGGTCTTTTGAGTTCTCTTTTTTTCTCTTTACAGAATTTATCAAGTGTTGTTCTGTATTTAACGATTTCATTTTTAGCACTTACCATTTCTTTATAGTTATCTTCCGTAACTACAAGTCCTTTATACTTCTCCAGTTGTGCCTCAAAATATGTTTTGATTTCGTCTTTGTTCCATTTGAATACTTGTTCGTTTTGACTAACAATCGGTGTTAAATTAATTTCCATTTATTTCTCCTTGTGTTAAAATACAAGTAGAGTATTTTCAAAATCACTCTACACGCACGCTTGCTTTCCTACGGCCTAGCGTGCTTTTTTTATTTCTCTTGCCCAAAAGTTGCTCAATATTAGTAGTGCGAACCCTAGGGCAACTTGAAGGAATGCGGTATAGAAATCAATTCTATCTATTTCTACCGAACCTATCGTTCCAGCTACCATCAAAAAGGCCACTACTCTTATCAACCAAATCAATTTCATAACTCATTACCTACTATCACTAGCATTTGGCTGGTGATTTTTTTGATTTCACTTTTCAAACGATTGTTTTCTTTTTCCAATCGTTCCACCTCGTTTTTTAGTTTTCTGTAACCAATAGCCGAGTATTCACTTTCAACTCCTGCTAGTGCTTCAACCTCTTTTTTACTAAACCTCACACCGCTTACATTCGGTAGTTGTTTTAGCTTACCTTTATTTCTTAGGTCATATACTGCAGTTAGTGAAATTTGAAATAGTTCCGCTACTTGGTTAGCCGTGTATACTAGGCTCTCCATAGCATCTCATTCCTTGCATGAATATCTGCCTTACGTGCCAGTTTCGCCCAAGATAGAATGACTTTCTTATTCCATCTTGATTGGTTTCTTAACGGCCATTTTTTCTTGATAAGTTTTCGCCAGTATTGTGCGTACTCATCATTTCTGCCAGCCCATCCGAACCTTGTTGATGATTGGCCATATCTTTTGTTGGCTATTTTTAGATCTGTTCGATTTTGTACTAGCATCTAATCACCTCTTTAGAATTACATTTAAACTGTAATTGTTTTACAAAAAAATAATCCGATGGTATGGAATACCATACAAATCTTCGATTTTTTTTAACACATGGACTGTCGGAGAAGATGTTCCTTTCTCATAATTAATTAGCGTGTATTCGCTAATTCCAAGCCTTTCAGCTGCTTGTTTCTGCGTTAGTCCTGCGTTTACTCTCGCCGCTTTTAATGTCATTCCATCTTGTACGAAAAATTCTTGTGTCAATTTATCACCTCGCTTTCCCTTTCGTTAATTGTATTGTATTACAGTTTAACTGTAATGTCAACAGTTTTCCTGTAAAATCATTAAAAAATATTTGATTTTTTTGCAGTTTAAATATATTATATAAATAACAACAAATATTTTAAAATTACAATGAGGTGAATATAATGAGTGATTTAGGCAACAGAGAGATATTCTCCAAGAATTTACAGTACTATATGAACCTATACAATAAAACTAGAATACAAGTTGCAAAAGATATTGGTGTATCTTATACAACATTTACAAGTTGGATTAAAGGTACTAACTATCCTCGTATAGATAAGATAGAATTACTAGCTAATTATTTTAGAGTAAACAAAGCTGATTTAATAGAAAACAAATACTCAGAAAATGAACAGTACTATTCTGATCCGTCTGTATCAGAATATGCACAAGCCATTAAAGACAATCCTGATTTACGTTTATTATTCGATGCAAGTAAAGATATGTCCAAAGATGATATTAACTTTGTAATTAATACTATAGAGATGTTGAAGAAAAGAGGTTGATGGTATGACTAACTACGAACCTGTAATTACTTCATGCGTCCGTGAAATGCAAGCAATGGCCTTTATTGTTTCTACTATTTCTATTGTATTCGCTATAACATTATACCTATTCACTCGTAATGGCTATATTTCTGTAGCATTGCCATTTATTGCAAATGCAGTTGTTTTAATGATGCTCACTAATAAAATACATAAAAGCATGTGTAAAAAATTCCATGTTGAATAATATACAATAACCCTACAAAGGGGATGATAGTATGAACATCAATTTGATATATATAAAGCTACGGAAAACACAAATTGCAATATTAAAGTTAAATGATGACGGAACATATACAATCCTAGTTAACAGCAATAAGCCACGAGATATACAAAGGCAAGGAATACTACACGAATTAGGTCATATCATACATGACGATATGTACAACACCGCCAATGTTGATTTAATCGAGCGTATGGCTCATGCAAGGCAATTTGACGATGTAGAGGGTATTAACTTTTACACACACATCATATGAGGTGAATTATGCAATACAATTTCACTATCAGAAAAAAGGATAAAGGGTATCAGATTATAGTCAGCTATAAGGACGGCTGCAAATGGAAACAGAAATCTAAACAGGGTTTTGCCACACAAAGAGATGCTAAACTTTATGGCCAAGAAATTGTTGATAACCTAAAAAAGACTATCACCAATCCACTTGATGATAGTCTAAAAAATGTTACTCTTATTGAATTATTTGAATTATACATAAGCGAAAAAATAGATATCACTTACAATACTACTATAGCGTATCGAAACGCATTAAATGTTGTATCTGCATTATTTGATAAACCTATTCCGCAAATCACCAAACACCAAATCATGCAGGAATACAATAACAGCAATTATTCAGCACAAACAATAAATTTGTGTAGTCGAGTTTTAAAAGCAGTATTTAATTATGCTATTGATCCTTATCGTATTATTCGCAATAACCCTTGTATATCAATCAAACCAATCAAAGAAAGAAAGGTAAAGGATTTAAAGGTGTTTACTGAAATTGAGTTAAACGACCTAGAACGCATGAAAGAAAAACACTATATGTATTATGTCATGTTCATGGTTGCACGATACACTGGGGCTAGATACGGAGAAATTATCGCTATTAATTGGTGCGATATAGATTTAGAAAACCAAGTCATATTGATTGATAAACAATGGACCCGATTAAGAGATAATAGCTACGGATATGCTTTCACAAAATCAAAGAATAGTATCAGAAAAATACCTATTCCACCTGTACTATGTGGAATATTAGAAAACTATAAAATACATTCAGTGCAAGATAGATTATTCCCTTTCAAGGATAATCGGTCAAGCCGTGCTAATACAGTATTAAGTTATTATGTGAAAGATAAATCTATGCATTCCTTTCGTCATACTTACGCTACAACGCTACTGTCAAATAATGTAGATATTAAGACAGTAGCAAGCCTATTGGGTGATACTGTAGATACTGTTATAAATAATTACATCCACTATACAGATGAAATGAGAAGAAAAGCCGCCGAAAAGGTGGTAAATATTTTTGGCTAA